ACCAAATCCAGTGGCCATTTTCTGGCCTGTATCATATTTTTGAAATCCTGATGGACCTACTTGAGATGCAATAAATTGTTCTTTAGCATCATTGCCTCCTTGATTACCTTGCCGGTCAGCCCAACTCTCTTTGTTACTTGTGTCGGCTCCTTGATTTCTATCCGATACAGCCTTTTCATAATATTTTTGTGATGCTCCATATCCGTACGGCATTATCTATAACTCGAATGCAGCGCGTGCGGTTTTCCTTGATAAATTTCTTCGTACATTCTTTCAAATTGATGGTACGGCATGAACTCTCCGCCACTCTCTATGTAAGCTCTGAATTCGTCTTCATATTTATTTGGTTTAAGATATTTATGCAATCCCCTGATTCCTGATTCCCTTCCTGAATCGTCAAACGGTATGATTGGTGGTGGAGCTTCCTCCTCAATCAGTTCCTCATAAAATTGTCCCGGTACATATTCACCTTCAACAAGTTCCTCCGGCATTGGAATGCTCGGATCTGTAAGCCATGGTGCAACTCTTATTCCCTCAGTGGGGTCATGCGGGGAGGCTGTTCCCAATCTTGGGCCTGCGTCCGGCGTGTACGTCTCCAAATGCGGGTGTCCTCTTCGATCCTTTTCAAAAGGAAGGACCACGTTAGGATCCTGAAGATTTTGGAAATAAGGGTTAGTGTTAAATTCTTTTTGTATCGCCGCCGCCTCGTCACTTAAGTAAGGCATATCTGCATGCGGCCACGGTCCTTCGTATTCATCAGTTATATCCAATTCCTCAATGTTTTCACGGTGAGGACCGAATGTTTCTGTTACATATCTTTCCTGTTCTTCTACGCTATCGTCTACGACGGTGGGTATTCCTCCATCTTTACCCATCTTTCCTATGTGAGAAAGAATAGTGCCTAGTATTCCGCCTTTTTCAGCGATATCCATGAATCCTCCTGTAATAGGATACATTTTATTATACGCAGGTTTATTTCCTTGTCTCAGATCACGGCTAATTCCCATGTATTCATTTTGCATTTGCTGAGGTGTTTTCCCCAACATTTCTCCAGCATTATACTTATCGTATCTGTTCCACTGTCTTCTTGCTTGTTTTAGTTGATCCAAATTTGGATTCTTCTGACTTTGAAGATCCATCATGCGATTATAGTTTCTTCCTATTCCACTTCGTGCAAAATCACGAACGTCGTCCCGCTGTGTAAAGTTCACTGCGGGACGGTTACGCTCTCTATTTTTTCTTTGTCTATCAACAAATTCAGCCATTACGCACCTGGCAAAATAATAACTTTAAGGACTACAAGAATGACGATGACTAAAATTCCGGCTTTTATCCAATCCTTCAATTTCCATTCATTCCATTCTTTTAAGTGTCCCCAAAGATCTTTCAATAAATTCATATCTACCTCCTGGTTAACATTTTTTAGGCTTTTTCTGGCCAGCCATAACACGACCACCGTGGTGATATTTCTTTTTCACTGCACCACCTTTCTTTCTCTTAACTTTTCCACCCTTCTTGTATCCGCTCATGTCAACTTTCTGTCCTGTTGCTTTAGCGTGCTTCTGCGCCTGCTGCGTTCCAGCTGACGTGTATGGAAATTTTTGTTTACCTACTTTCGGCATTATCGTCCTCCTTTTTTAACTGTAATTCCCCCAGTGGGATATCCGTATTCATTAACCCAAGGGGCGGTATCATAACCTTTTGCATAGAATAGTCCACCTCTTTTCTTCTTGACAGGCTTGCTGCCATGTTCCTTAGTCCATTTATCAGCCATTGCAGGCTTATTAGCCCACATCCATTTTCGTTGTTTTTCAGATCTGAACGGCATTAGTGTATCGTTGGTTCTTCCTCAGTATAAAATTCATCAATCAATTCCTCCTGAATCATGAAAGTATTCGCCACTTCCTGGAACATGCGAGCTGCGCCGTGGGAGCCCAAGGCTTCCACATACATGTTTCTAGTGACCGCCAACATGGCGCCACACACCTGAAGGTATTCTTCATTGTTGTTAATTTCACTGTTCGCCACCTCTTCAAATTTTTTCATAGCTGTAGCGATTTTATTAATCTTACTTTTTAGAACTTCCATTTGCTTTGTTTTTTGCATTTTCCCTCGCAATCCGTTCCGTTGATCGTTGCTTCATTGCATCCCTTGAGTTTATCATATTCTCCTTGAATAGAGTCATCGCTTCATCGGAATCTTCCTTACTAACATCTGCTGCGGCTTTCATCAAGTTAATACTTGTATCCGCCTCCAGCTTGTCACGTTCTATGTCAAGTTTTTCAGAGTCAACTATCAGATCTTTTTGAAGCTTAGCCTGTGTTTCCATTGCCTTAAGATCAATCTCTTGCTGTTTAAGCTTGATCAACGGATCTTCAGCTTCACGTTTCATTCGAGCTTCTTCATCCTGCGCTAATGATGCTGTCATCTTAGCCTCTATTTGAGCCTGTTTGGCGGCCTGTGCGTTAATGAGTTGTTGCATTTGCTGCTCCACTTGCTGTGCCATTTGAGGATTCTGCTGTGCCTGTTGCTGTGCCTGTTGCATTTGTTCCATTTGAGGCTTGAACTCCTCTTGAACTTGAGCACCAGCCATCATGCTTATGTGCTCACAAATGTGAGCCTGCAGCATGGAGTACACCTGTGGGTTAATCTGTACCATTCTCGTGAACATGAATTCCGCGTGCGCCTGTATATGCGCTTGGTGATCTTGAAAAGGAAAAGCCTTAGGAGCCTTTCCATTCATAGCACCTGCGTTCTCTGTTGAAGGGCTCATTGGTTCCGGAAGTTCCGGGTCAGGTTTTAAAATTGCCTCCACGTTATCCACACCCATGGCGTCATACATTCTTCTGTATGCTTCACGCATGTTATGAAGTCCTGGATTCGCAGTAGCTAATTGCAATTGCTGTTGTGCCAATGTTACACGCTGCGCCATTGAGAATATGTTTGGATCGGAAATAGGAATGATGTCAACACGATCATCAAAATCTTGTTGCTTTATCATTTGGTTTCCACCGACAACCATGTAAGGATATTCAGGTGGAAGGTATAATTGAAACACTTTTGCCAACAGCTTAAATTCAATTTTTTGTGCGTAATGCAATCTCTTATGAATTGCACTCATTACTTTTGTTCCTCTTTCCAAAAGAGCTAATGTTGTTCCTACAGGATTCTGCTCATTTCCTTCTCCCATCTTCATGTCCGCGATTGCAGCAAAAGATTTTCCAGCGTCAACTGCAAACCCTAAAAGGGCAAATAAGACTTGTGATGGTTCCTTGTAAGGGAGTGGTAATAGTGATTCCTTTATGGAAACACCAGTTACATCCACATCACGAAATTCCCCTGGCTGCAATGGTTCGTCATGGTCGCGTATTCTCATTCCACGTGCCTTAAAACCTGCCGGCAGATTGGCAAGAGTGCCTGCATCAATTAATTGCCGCAAAACACTTGTTGCAGTTCTTGACAACCCACCTAGCATATGTATGAGACCAAAGCCGTAAAACCCTAGTCCGGGGAGGAACTTGTAGTGTACAAAATAATCATTCTTAGCAAAGTTGCTATCGCCTTCTTTCCAGTTTCTTCTGATGGATAAAACCTCTGTTGAATATTCATCAATGGAAATGATGTAAGGAAGCTTGACTCCGCTTTCATCCTCGAATCCTGGAACATCCGCATTGACATGCATTTCCAAAATTGTATGTTCATCATCCTTATCCGTGTATTCCCTTTGAACACCCTCAAGTGTGTTTACTTTTTCCTGAACTTCACTGGTTTCAACCGTTCCGCTTTTCAGTTCAATGTCACGATAAAATTCTTGAAGTTGCTGTTTCCTGATGTCATTAGCGCTCGTCTTGATTATGTGCGTGACGCGATCCGCGTTTTCCAGATCCGTCGCCATGTAATTTATGACAAGATCCTCACCAGAAATGAATTTTGCGACAGCACGCTTCAGCAAGCTGTCATAATAAACTTTCTTGAACGCTGATCCTGCGAGAGGAAGATAGAATAGTAACTGGTCCATGTCCGGATCATACTCTTTCATGACATCAACTATCTGATAGTTCATGAACTGTTGCACGCGCTTCGCCTGATCCTGAATTTCAGGAGTGGAAAGCCCTACAACTTGAGTACGAACGGGGCCGCTTGGGGGGAGAAGTTCCTTATACGCTTGGGCTTGAAACTGCGTTACAGATTCAGCGAGTAAGGGG